GAACCACCAGAGGAACCTCCTACAGAACCGGAGGAGCCTACAGATCCTAGTAATCCATGCCCTCAAGGACCAGATGAGCCGCCTACAGATCCTGAACCGCCTGTAGATCCAGACGATCCGTGTGAGAAGTACTGCGTATGGCAGGCTACTTTCTCTATAGACCCTCAGGTGCCTTTTGTATGGCAAAAAGTTAAAGACGAATGCGATCAACAAGCAGAAGACTGTAACACATGTGGAGAGCCTGACAGATTCCCAGCACATGCGTGTGAGATTATAAAAGTCAAGTGCGGGCAGGGGCAAGACCCTTGCGTACCTGATGAGAGCCTTATAGAGCCTTTTGGTTCTCTAGGCCTAGTTAGCACGTCTGATACGGAGTGCTCAACTACTACAACAGAAGGACCTTGCACAGGTACTTGCAAGTGGGAAGTATCTACTGGGGATTCAAAATGGTATTTAGTAGAAAGTGACTGCGCTCTTACCTCAGGATGTAACTGCCCTAGTGACGGTCTTGCAGGTCAACTAGGAGTTCCGGGTCATAATTTTGAAGAAAACTGCGGAGACCCCCCTACAGAGCCTGGGAGATATTGCTACTATGAGAGTGGTAAAGTATTGAAAGGATGTGTAAGTAGCTACAGCTCTACTGGAAATCAATGTGATGACGGATGTGAACCTATGGGTACTTGCTGCGAGAACGGAACTTGTACAGAGTCGGTATTCAAATCAGACTGTAATGGGTTTTGGAAGCAATACATATCACCATCCATACATAGCTGTGAGAGTTTGTCTACAGACCCTAGATGTGCCGCAACTACAACTAGCACGACACAAGCACCTACAACTACAACGACTACAGCACCTACTACGACCACAACATCAGCACCAAGCTGTACTGGTACATGTGATTATCTATGCGTAGGAGGTTCATGGGTGTTCAACGATAGTACAGGATGTAGTACTGGCTGTACCTGCCCTGATCCTGAGATTTCAGTATGCGTAGACGATGCAACCGACACCAAAGACTGTATCAACACTAGTACTACAGCAGACCCAGGCGGCGGCGGTGGCGGGCCTCCTGTATAATTCTTTCAAAAATAGCAGGGAGCCAAAAAACTCCCTGTTTTTTGTGAACCTATTAATAATTAAGACCGTATAAATATAAGATATAGAACATACCCCCCTTTAAGAAATAAGGAATAAAAAATGAGTAAAAGACCTATCCTAACAATCGGCATGCCCACATGTTATGATTTTTCAGGAGCATTGCAATCTGTAATGGCCTTAAAGATGTATCATGACCTAAACAATGGAGATCTAGAAATAATCGTCGTAGACAACACTCCAGATGTTGCAGAAAGACGAGCTCTGAGAGATCAGATATATCACAAACCAAACCCCGAAAAACCTTCGGACTACAAAATAGCTGAAAATGTAAAATATTTTGAATTTACAGAGGAAAGAGGCCCAGCAGAGACCAAGAATATGGTTTTTGAGAATGCCACAGGGGAATACGTGATGTGCATTGATAGTCACGTACTTCTTAAAAAAGATTCAGTACAAGAGCTAATCTCTTTTCTTAAGGGATTAAAAGGAGAGGACAGAGATCACTTCTACACAGGACCTTTACGACACAACGGAGGGGCTCTCTCAACCCATTGGAATATAAAATGGAGAGGGCAGATGTTAGGGACTTGGGGTGTGGATGCTGCCTTGCTAGCTGACTCGTCTCCTAAAGACATCCCAGCAAATGGATGTGGTCTTATTCTATGCAGAAAAGATAGTTGGCTGGGTTTTAATAAAGACTTTAACGGATTCGGAGGAGAGGAAGTTTATATCCATGATAAATATAGAAAAGAAGGAAGAAGAGTTCTCCTCCTTCCTAGTTTAGAATGGTGGCATCGTTTTGGGAAACCAAATACAAAACACTACAACCTGTCTACCTACTCTAAAGTTCGAAACTACGTAATAGGCTATCTTGAACTAGGAAAAGATATACAAGATATTTATGACCATTTCGTAAGTCTTGAAAAAGGCAGAGACAACCTAATAGAACATTTAGTAGAGGAACATAGCGAAAAGAAAAGTAGACTAGAAGAACTAACGCAACAAGAGTTAGAAGTAATACATGCTAGATACAAACTACATAAAAAACAATGGGAATGGTTGATTAAAGACCCAGTAGCTAACATTAAACCAACAAACACCCCTAAAGAAGATCTATTTAAAGCAGTTGCAGATTCCAAAGACATATCGGACATGTCAAATCATTTTGGAATTTTTAGAAGATTTGCAGAAGAGAGTAAAAACTATGCAGAATTAACTAGAAGACCTCATAGCTGGTTACCAGCAGGGGTGTCCGAGATCCCAGTAAAGTCATTTCTTTATAACTCAGCACCTTTACCAGTAGCTGAGGGTTTTGAAAACGTAAATATAACAACTGTAGACACTTTTGAAAAAGGATTAGAAGCCTTAGGTAACGAAGAGTCCTTGTTCGATATGGTTTTTCTCAAACTACCACACGAAGCACATGCAGGGTATGCAGTGTTAGATAAAGTAGCAAAGAAAGCAAATAAATTTATCGCTATTCATGATACTAAGTTTAACATGAAAGCAGATCTAGGTAAAGCTATAGAGCAGTTTGTAGAGGATACAGAATGGAATGTGGCTTTTCATAGCAATGCACAGTATGGTTTTACTGTTCTAACTAAAGATAAAGTAGATAAGAAAATAGTAGCATGGGTTCCCGAGATTGGACCAGGCACCGAGATGAAAAAACTACTTAAAAAAGTAGGAATCGAAGCAACTCCAGATTGCTCTTGCAATGCTAGGGCTGTTGATATGAATGTCAGAGGAGAAGAATGGTGTCTGAATAATTTAGAACTAATTGTTAACTGGTTGGAATACGAAGCCAAGAGAAGACAAGACAAAAGCTCTAAGCTATTTACTAGAACAGCAGCTAAGCTCCTAGTTAAAACAGCATGTGCTCTATCTTCTAGAAAGAAAAAGAAACTCAGTAAAAAGAGAAAAAAGTAAATGAAGTTATCCATTTGCATAGTAGTAAAAGACAGATCAAAAGTACCCACCAAAGATGGGTACTTATATCTGCTCCCTAAATGTATAGAGTCTATTAGTAATTATCACTCTCCTGAACAGATAGAAGTAGTTATCTGCGATTTTCATTCCAAGGATTGGCCTTTAGAGGAGTGGGTAGATGATTATAGAGGAGAAGTAGACGTAAATATAGTAAAATCGGATGGGGATTTTTCTTTAGGAAAAGGGAGAAACATAGCAGCTAACAATGCTAAATATAATGTTCTTCTTTTTCTAGACGCAGACTGCCTAATAGACGACTCCGCTATAGATACAGGGTTATATTACACCCATAATGACCTAACTTGCTTCCCTTTTATTTCTTTTATAGGTAAAGAAGGGGAGATATCACAAGGTAACGTACTAAACAATGGATCTGGTGTTTGTTTTATAACTAGAGATATGTTTTTTAGCACTAGCGGGTGGCCCGAGTTTAAATCATGGGGCGGAGAGGATGACATCTTCGCTAACCTAATACATAAAAGACATAAAAAAAGGTACTATGAAAAAGGCATAAAACACCAATGGCACCCATCTGATATATCACAGATACACTATAAAAACAGAATGCTATCAGACTATACTAATTATATAAAAAATAAAAACCATGTTAAACAAAGTATAGAACCTGCGCATAAAAAAATAGTAGAAGGCTTAAAAAATAAAATTATATCTATAAATGAAAGTGTAGACAGAAAAGAAGAATCAATACTAGTAATTAGTAAGTTTAACAAACAGCCAATACATAATATAGATTCTTTTGATAAAGTAGTAAGATGTGATATGCACCCTACTTTAAACTACGAAAAAATAGTAGGAGAAAAAACTACACATACTTTTAGAGATAGTACTTTTAACCCACAGATACAGATACAAATACTAGATGATAAGAGAATATCAGAAGAAGATGAGTACGAGATGCCCCTAACTATATACGGGTATCTAAGAGGATTACCAAGCAATAATTACTGCAGAACAGTGTCTTCTGAGTTTGTAATATCTATTTGGTTGTTACTGTTTTATAACAAAGTACACCTAGCCGGTCATTTTACTGACTATAACAACGAAAAAGAAGTAATTACGTATTACGGAGCTAAGTATAACTCAACCCGATTAGAGATAAGTAACGAGTTAGAATTCTTAAAAAAATTAGAAAACAAAATAATATTATTATAAGGCGTACTCATGACATGCGATCCTAATTATAACTTAGACCATAGATTGATATCTTTTCAATCAAGCCACGTACTAAATGGTGAATACTCTGCGTCCGTATTTCTTATGGACACAACCCGCTTAGATGACCCTACAAACGTAGCAGAAGGGGAATCATGCGGCTCTGGGATATCGCCAATACAAGTAACGATAGATGTACAAGAAGGCGCGACTCCCGAAACACCTTTAGCATACGGAAGCGCCTCTGCAGGAGAAAACACAGATCTAGAAGACTGCCTCACGGATGGTTTGGTGCCTCCTAACTGGGTGTATGGCCTTAAGCAATCTTATGATAAATCAATAAACGATGGAACGGCGACTATAGATGTCAGTTCTTTCTTTGAGCACCTAAAAGGAAAGGCTATATCTACTCAGCAATTTAGAGGAGAGTATATTAAAAACGTATTCGATGTGCTTTTTGCATATTATCTAGGAGTACCTCCTCACCTATTTAATATAGTAGGCTATAGCGGGAATGTATGGGATAACGACACGATATTAGGACCTATAGAAGGCGCAGATACTTATGCTGAATTACAAGCATTATGCACTGCAGCTGGCGCTAATATTTTTGTACAGACAGACGGTAAGCTAACTATAGAAAAATGGAAAGATGAATCAAGCCCAGTAGAGTATATAATACCTGAAAGAATGACAATATCAGCAGAGCCGGCAGGTTATTCAAAAGGAAGAACAACTGTAATTAGAGCAAGAGGGGCTTCTTTGGGGATGATGGACTGCGGAGATCAGGTAATCTCAAATAACGACGACACTGACGGGTCTAGTAAAAAAGGAACAATGAAAAAAGTAGCAGTGTCTGGTATTAAGACAAAGTCAGTAAAAATAACTCATAACAATCTTACAGGAACAGAAGACGATATTAGAAATGCACTAGAAATATCCCCTACTGTTACTAGGCTAGGTAGTAAGAAGAACATAGGAGCTGGTACTTACTCTGCCAGATATACCCCTAAGAGCTTAGACACATTCTTCGGACCTAACCCAGCTTCTATAGAGTTTTTAATATACGGAACACGCCAATCAAAACAAGCAGAAGGTTTTTACGGAGATTATTTCGGCCCTAAGTACCACAAAGCATATGCTAATCAACGCTCTTTTGAAAATAAAAGACTAGAATGGTTAGCAGGTATGTTCCCTATTCCTTTTTCTTCTTTTGGAAAAGGAGCTTTTGGGACTGATATTTTTAATAATAAACAAGATGACCCAGACAATAAAGATGGAAAGTACCAACAAGATCAGCCTACTTTCCAACAATTAGAAGTAGTAGCCACTTCTCCTTTAGAAGCACTAAGAGGTCCTGAACTAGAAGAAATAGGAAACAAGTATGTTTACACTAAGGACAGGCTTTTCGATTTGGCAGTTAGAAGATTTAAAGAAATTAAAATGTCAGAAAATACTTGGAATGTTCAAACAGGATATCTCCCTTGTATTAAACTAAACCAAGTAGTGGAGTTCAAAACACTAGATACCGAAGACGCTCCTTCTAGGACAATAAAAGGAATAGTAGGCGGGATTAGCCTAGAACATTCGGAGACAGACGAAGGGCCTTCTACTATTATGAATCTCACAATAATGTCTACCGATTGCCTGGGGAGTGACACTTATACATCCAGCAATCTAGTAAACACAAGATGTGCGGGAGACAACGCCAACACACTGTCCCCATGGGCTACTAGTGCTTTGGGGTTAGACCAGCAGTCAGGAATGAGCTATAATAACGGTTTTTTATTTACAACACCTGGAACCTCATTAGCATTCTTGGGCTACTCTTTAGATACAATAGATACCTCCGCCCAATCATATGACTGGTCCTTTGATTACTATAGAATGCAAGGAACCGCAAACCTATTTCTAACAATGCCTGTTTCCGGTGGGACAGGAAGTCAAACTTTAGGAGGATCGGGCACAGCATCGGGGACTATAAACCCGTCAGGAGCTACTAGTTCTGATTTTGTATGGCAACTCATGGCAACAGGCGCTGCTAACTACTATTCAATACAGAATTTTATAGTAACAAAAACAGTAATAGGATAAGAAACAGTGAACCTAAAACAACCTCACTACGTATAAATATTACGCAGTAAGACTGTCAACAAGAAAAAAATAAGGAAAAATAAGAGATGAAATTATCGAAGTTTATGCTAGAAGAAAAGTTTTTTAAGATCCAAACGCCTATTAACCCCAATAGAGAGATCGCCCTAACTCCTGAGTTTAAGGATCCGGAGTTCGATAGGTTTGAGATCGGCCAACATACTATCTCCTTTTATATCGGAGATAATAAGGCATGCGAACTAGCACACGTAAAAGGCGAGATGGTAGGTAATGATACTAGAGGCGGCGAAACTATACTAAGACCGGCACCAGCTAGTAAGTCTAGATTTGATAGATTCTGGAAGCCAGACAGAGTCCAGCCGATCTACGTAGAGCCTGTAGAGGTAGAGGTAGATAGCTCAGGATTAGCCATTATTTCAGACCTAAAAGAGGCTAAGAAATACAACAATGTTGGTATTAAAAGAAACCCTGACACTCTTTCTGAGATTGATCAGCTGTTCCAGAAGGGGTTTAATAAGGTTCTTTATATTCAAAACCCTCCTGCAGATTTTGATTCGTTTGTTTCTCTTATGAGCAATATGTCAGATGCTTTTGAAGATAATCCAAATGTAGGGGCTGTACAAGGTTACTCTAGATTAAACTCAGAAGACGGAGCAGCTGCTTCGGTAGAAGAGTATGAATGGGATGGTTTTGTTATTACAAAAGCAACATGGTCTAAGATAAAAGGAAAGGCACTAAAAGCCAAAACAAGAAACTTTACAAGAACTCTAAAAGTAGTTTTCGATGAAAAAAGACTAATAAGATTATCTTTGGATATGAGCCGCAACAAGCAGTTTACAAAATCAGACTCTAGAAGGAAAAAGTTTAATGTCTAATGTCCAAAACAAGCCAAACGACTATCTTAGGTGTATCCACAAAGGAAAGAATACAGGAACAAGATTAGGCGGCTGACGACATAAAGAAAGCGAATTTGAGTGTCAAATTCACGAAACAGCTATTAAGGTTAAGGTTGCTTGTAGTCGCGGGCAGAGCCTACCTAATGGAATATGTGCCACTTGTCAAGAGATGACATTGCCAGGCACGGAAAAAGCAGAAGCTTATTTAAAGTATTTAAATGAACTAGGAAAAGCAGATAATACAGGAGAATAATAAATGTTAGAAAATATTCAGTTGGCAGGTTACTATCTATTCTTGGTGGCGTGCTTGGCCTTGCCCTCATGGAGACTAAGCTCTTTGCTTAGATTCGAAGACGGCCCTTTCGAGATTCTATATAAATTTAGAAAAGCAATCGGAGTAAATGAGGACAAGTTCCCTGCAAATACAATTACAGGCATCTTCACATGTACAGCTTGTTTTTCAATTTGGCTTGGCTTCTTTACTTGGGGTTTGGCGTTTATTCCTTTTAATTACTTACTACCTTTTATCGTAGTAGGAAACTCAGCTAGCCTATACATCATTTTAGAAGATAAGGTATTAAAAGATGGATAAGAGTTTGGCAGAGCTATTACTAGAAAATGGAGAAGCCACTTTACCTCTCTTGGCGCTAATTGCTATTAGCACTAAGAGAGGTAAAATAATGCGTATTAAGTATGATGATATAGCTAAATCATGCGAATGGCTTACTCTAGGTCCAGAGTTAGATGCCCTAGAAAGATCGGGTTTACTCAAAAACGACAAAAAGAACGAAGTAATAGAACTAGGCGATGGGGTCAGATACTTTTATCAACCACCGGAGAGGGTTAAGAAAGAAAAAGCACCTCCTACAGAAAAACAAATGTATACGCATCCTCTACTTGAGACCTTAGCAGAGGCCACAGGATACCCTATAGATTGGATTTCCGGAAGAGGCAAGTACATGAAATTACTTTCTGCTCTAAAAAGAAGAGAAAAAGACACAACCATAACCGAAGTAGCTACGTATATAAAGAATAACGAAGTAGAAGTTACATTACAAAACCTAATGTCTAAGAAAGGATTTGAAATGTACTTAAAACTAAGTAAAAATCAAGAAAGAGCACCTAGGTTAGATAAACATACAGACAGAGTAAAGAGAGCAGATTACGGCGATCAGCAGCCTTTTTAAAGGAAGGAAACATATGAGTATATCAAAACAGCATAGAGAACTGTTTACATATTACGGTATTCCCAAGAAGCATTGGGACGTTAGACTGGGAGAACTACCTGAGTCGGAGTATAAAAAAGAGATCGAAGACTGGGTTTTGAACTTTAAAGATAAACTAAAAGCAGGAAAAGGTCTTTACTTGTACGGGCCTTACGGCACTGGGAAATCAGCAATCGGGTCAATGCTACTTAGAGCAGCAGCTGCTAATAGGATCCCAGGATTGTGGCTAAATTACAAAGAACTCCAATCTATATCAATTAACGTAAATGACCACATGTTCTCATCAGACATGACTATGATGGACCGAATAATGACAGTAGACTTCTTATTCGTAGATGAATTTCAGATTAAGAACAATCAACACTGGTCTGTAGATAAGCTAGATGACATAATTAGGCAGAGGTTTCAAAACGAATTAACAACAGTTATTGCGTCAAACGTAAGCCCAGCTGATCTAGTTAAGAAAGAGATGTGTGGGTCTTTGGCAGATTTTCTAAGGGAAGCAGTTTCTTCCTTGATGATCTCTGGAAAAGACTTTAGAGGATTAAAACGATAAGATAAAAAAGAAAGATATAGAATATGAATGCGCCAGTAAAAAGACACACACAAGGGTTGCGATTAGTACAGTATGTTCTTGAAGAGAAATCATGGGACATTCTTACAGATAACCAGATTAGAGATGAGTTCTTCTACGCAGATAGTAAGGTCTGTATAAACTTTATTAGGAAGTATCAAACGCAGTACAACGAACTACCTCCTCTAGATTTAGTAGAGCAGGAAGTAAATGTAAAGTTCCCTAGCCAAGTAGCTAGACAGTACGCTATTAACGATTTTATAAAGTACAAAGCAACAAAAGAGATTCAGAGAGCAGTTCTGTCAGTAAAAGACAATGCAATCTCCGACCCCTTCCAATGCCTAGCGGATCTCAAAAAGAACCTAAATCAAGTAGAGGTAATAAACACTACTAAGACTTTCAGCGAGTCTGCAGAAGAGCGTTTCTTAGAGTACGTAGAAGATAAGAAGAAAGAAAAAATAGGAGCAATGCCGGCGTATCCGTCTCTTCAGAGAGAGTTTGGGGCCTATGAAGATGGCACTGTAAACGCAGTTCTAGGTGTAACAGGTGCCGGTAAGACGTGGTACTCTGCCACTCAGGCTATTTTCTCAGCCTACGCACAAGGCGAGAAAGTCTTACTCGTATCAATGGAAAACCCTAAAAAGTCTATAGATGCTAGACTAGATGCGCTATACCATAAACTGCCTTTTAGCGATCTTAAACGATTGATTCTAGACATGCGAGTCCAGAAGAAATGGTATGATGATATTGAGAAACTGCAAGCAGTAGAACGAGGCGATATCATATCAGTAGATGCAAGAGAAGTAAAGTATACTGAGGACATTATTCGACTACAAGAGGCTGTAAACCCTACGTTTGTTATCGTCGACGGTGCTTATAAAGTAACAACCAGAGAACACGGTAGCAACTATGAGAAATCATCTAGAACACTACAGGAACTAGAAGACGCAGCTAAGATGACAAACGTCCCCTATCTAATGACTTCTCAGCTAAACAAAACAGCTATGAAAACAAAAGGAGGAAGAGAGACGGGCTTCGAAGCTAGATTTAACCAAGAGTGGTTGCTAAACCCGTCAACCGTAGTAGCACTACTTCAGAGCGACGACGACTTAATCTTCAACAGAGTACAAGCCATGGTTTGTAAGAATAGAGAGTCGGGCGGGGATGTGAATCAGGATCCGTTCTACATTAATCAAAATAAAATATTGATGGATTTTACAGAGCAAGTAGAGGAGAACCTAGACGAAGAACTTATGAGCTCGATATACTAGATTAGGAATTAGAGAAGCATAACTATCCCTACCCAAATCTACGGAAACTAAAAATGCCTAAAAACGTTAGAGGACGCAAACAAAGACCAGAACAAAAGAGAAGCAGAGAGAAAAGAAGAGACCTACAAGTTAGAGTCGCCGCAAAGAATCAAGAACAACAAGACCTCTTAGATTCTTTAAATGACGATAGAATACGATACATCGCAGCTACTGGAATAGCAGGTAGTGGCAAAACCTTTTTGGCATGCCACTATTCAATGCAGCAGTTACTAGCTAATAAGGTCAATAAGATCGTATTACTAAGATCTGTGACGCAAGTAGCCGGTGAGGACATGGGATTTCTCCCAGGATCGGTAGAGGAAAAACTACAGTTCTTTCTGCAGCCAATGATTGCTAATCTAAAGAAGTTTTCCAACGGACGATACGAGGACCTATACAGCTGTAAGAAAATAGAAGTAGCACCTTTAGCTATGGTTAGAGGAATGAGCTTTGAAAACTGTATAGTACTAGTTGATGAATGTCAGAACGTTAGCTCAGAAATCCTTAAAGCACTCCTAACTAGAGTAGCTGATTCTAGTAAACTCATAATGATGGGAGACTACCGTCAAAACGATACCGAAAAAGTAAAAACAGACTTTGAGGACGTGTGCGAAAGGCTAGATGGTATGTCCTGCTTTGACTGGATTGAGCTCTCAAAAAGCGTCAGATCTAAGAATATTCAAGAGATTTTACGCCGCTTAGATGGCTAAAAACCCCCAAATATTAACAAATGTCGAAGGAATATCCGTAGGAAACTAGGGGTATTCCTTGACTTTTATACAGACACGGTATATAATGTATATAGACGGGCGGTTTCCCGCCCTTATGATTAAGAATATAGGAGATTTACATGTCAGGACGAATGGGTGAGACTACCCGTCTTTTAGATATACTGAATATCTATTACAATAAGAGCAAAGATTACATAACACTTTCCTGCCCTTTTGCACACCTACCAGAGACATCTCACAGAGGTGGAGATAAGAATCCTTCCTTTGTTATCTACCCTGACAGCGATTTTGCTGTGTGTTACGGCTGCGGTACTAAGATGAATCTTACAGATTTATTTGAAAACCTGTCTAACATGAAAGACAAAGATCTCAATCTAGAGTACCTAGATGCTTTTATAGATTTTGATTGCATTTTAGCAGCGGAAGAAGATGATGAAAACTATCCGTTGAATGATAGTATTCTACAATTTCTACACACAGATAGAAAAGAAGAAATAAGAAAAGGATTAATGTCTAGAAAGAATCCAATAGACTCAGACAACATCCCTTTCCTAATATATTATGATGACCAGATGAACATGGTGGTCTCTGCTATTAGAAACGCAGACGGAACTCTAGTGGGCGCTACAGGGCGTAACTTAGATACTAAATCCAAGTTCAAACATCATCATTACTTTGGAGTCCAAACAGCAAAGACTCTTTTAGGTTTAGAGAGACAAGATGCTAGTAAGGCAATAATAGTCGAAGGAATGACAGACTTCCTAAACGCCTACGACAAGATAACTAAACTAAAACTAGATTATAACGTATATGCCACCTTAACTTGCTCTATGTCAGATTGGCAGGCAAGAGAGTTGGTAGATGTATCAAAACCCCTATACATGTGCTGGGATCAAGACGCAGCAGCAAACAGTAAAAGAGAAGCAAGTTTAGCGAAAGTAAAAGACGCATACTGCTTATACGACTGTAAGTGGGGTTTTAAAAACGAAGACGGAAGCATCAAAGACATAGGCGATTTATGCTATGATGAATTCCAACAAATTTTTGGATAACTGAAACGGTTCAGTTCTTTGCAACGCCTAATCAAAAGGCAAGTTTTTTTTAAAGAGGTTTAAATTATGAGTTCACAATGGTTTCAATCAGCAGTCCCAACCAGCAGTGGTAAGAAGTTCTCAGTAGATGATGCAGCCAATAATTGGCCGTTTAATCTAAAAGTTGGAGAAGAGGCCAAGATCACTTTTCTAAACGGAGACGACGACGACATTCCTCCGATCCATTACCACAAAGTAATGTTCGAAGGAAAAGTAACTAGAGTAGCTTGCACAGCAGCGGAGCATCTAGGTGGGTACTGTCACTTCTGTGAATATGCAAAAACACAGCCTGCAAATCAGCAGTGGAAAACAGAGAAAAAAGCAGAATACTGCTACACTATCTTAGATGATCGTATGATCACAAAAGATAACGGAGAAAAAGTCATGCCACGAAAACGTCTCCGCCTCTCTACTGAGACAGATCACAAAAAGATCTTACAAATCAGAGAAACAGCTATCAAAAAGATGGGAAGAGAAGGCATCCAAAAAGTTTGGATCGAATGTCAGCGCCCATCTGACGTAGACAAAGCAGCAGCAGTAGGTATTCTAGGTCAGATCCTAAATGATCTAGACGTTAGCGAGTACGAAGAGGATTACCTAAAGCCCTTCACATTTGACGAAATCCTAGCTCAGTTTGTAACTGATCCAGCAGAGATCGCCAAAGTCGCAGCCGAGTACCCTATCCCAGGGATGAGCACTGGCTCTTCCGATGGAGGTATTCAGATTAACGACGCCTTCTAATTTAGAAGACTACACGCCCTCCCGAAAGCCGCTGCAGGTGAGTAGGGAGGTTTTTAAGCTGCATCAATATATTGATGAAAAAAATGATTTAGAGACGCACCTTATCTTATCTTATCTTACTCTAAATACGAGAAACTGTCATGAACAAACTCAACATCAGCTTACTTATATTATTATTATTATTTAACCCTATCTCTATAAACAAAAGCGCTTTTGCAGACGATAAAACACAACCTGCAAAATGGGTTTTTCTAGAAAAAGATGACATATCCAAAAAAGGATGTTTCATTGAGCTTTCAGTTAACGGACAATACGCAGGCCACGGAAGCGGCACACTAATCTCAGTAAATGACAACAAAAGACACCCAAAAAATAACTGCCTATCAGAAGCTATAGTAGTTACATGTAATCATGTAACACCAGAAAGATCACCTATGGTATCTGTAAAGTGGCAAGACGGATCAAAATATCCAGCTTTAGTAATAGCAAGAAATACTAAGACAGATGTTTCTATCTTAAAGACATGGGTAAAATCCGGAACCACACCTGCGGCTATGAACATCCTGCCAGTAGCCAGAGGTAGTAAAGTCAGATGCTTCGGCTACGGAGGTATCACAGACATAACTAAACCTAGGTATTTTGAAGCAGAGATTATAAGTCACGATGTAGCGGACTCTATAATTATAAACGAAGATGTAGTCCCTGGCGATAGCGGAGGCGGAATCTTCAATGACAAAGGCCAACTAATAGGCCTTATAGCTCATGGTAATTCTAGATTCCGATCAGAAGACGGAGTAACGTACACACCTATTGGACAAGGGTCTACGGCCTCTATTATATTAAGATTATTAAAAGATTATACAGAAAGATACGATCACTTCTACTCCGACCAGTAATTTAAGGGGGAGCTACAATGGACGTCTTTTCTATAATAGGAGAGATCATAAGATCTCTGCTAAAAGTAGTGCCAAAATTAGTCATAATAAGATCCACACACGAAGGGATTAAATTTAAGTACGGATCGAAGGTGGTTAAAATAACATCTAAAAACGGATTAGGAGTATTCAGCAAAACAGGAATTCATGTTTACTGGCCTCTAGTCACAGAGATAGAAGTTATTCCTATTAGAAGACAAACCGCCGATCTACACTCTCAATACCTGAGTACAAAAGATAACGTAACTATAGGCTTATCGGGAGTATTGGTTTATCAAATAGCAGATGTTGAAAAAACACTTACAGCCTGCTATAACTATGAAGAAACAATCCCAGAGATAGCCCTAGCTGCTATTAAAAAAGTAGTTATAACTTATGATTTTAAGTACTTACAGGAGAATGGAGACCTAGTAGATAAGCATCTTACTAAAGAGATGAGAGGTTTCCTAAAACCATATGGAGTCAGAGTAGTATCTGTTTGCCTATCTGATTTCTCCAAGTGCAGAGTCCTAGCCCTGTGGGGTGCTTCTAATTCTGGAGTTTAATTTTAATTTTTCTAAGAACCAAAAAGGTTTTGAGCTCGTATTCTAATATAGGAATACGAGTTTTTTTTATGCAATAAGGTAAAAACAATGAAAATAATGACAAACGAAGTAATAAGCAACCTAATTAAGTCTGGCGTATGCTCTATCGACGCCGAGCACGATCCCAAAGCATTTATCCAAGACAGCGATTTTGATCTATGGGGCGCTGGGCTGTCTTACCTAGTAGACGGCAAGATCGTAACGCACTGGCTAACCGAGAGGGATGATATCCAAACAGCGTTAGATGTAGTCTGCGATAAGGACTTAAAGATGGTATGTCACTTCGGTCAAGCAGATATTACTATGTTTTTAGGAGCGAATTACACATTCAAGAAAGACCCAGACGTTAGATGCACGGCTATCGCGTACAACATGCTAAATGAAAACAGATCCCAGTCCGAGTTAGGTTTGAAGGGCGGCTTACTTCCTCGTATTCTAAAAAGAACAAGAGCGGGTTTTATGGAATGCGCTGCTAACGGCCCCGAGACTGATGTGTTTATTCAGTATGCTAAGGACGACGTATATGACCAGTTAGAGTTGTACATGATAGCGGAGAAGGCGCTAAAGGAACAAAACCTATATGAGGTCTATAAACTAGTCACTAAAAGTATCGTTCCGTTTTCAGATATGATATATGAAGGCATGCCTTTCTCCATGGAAAACGCAGAAGAGCTTTACCATAAGTTTACAACCCTAGAAGAAGAACTGGAGCATGCTATTTACGGAGCTATTGGTTACATTGACCTAGGGTCTAGCGCCCAGTTAGCCAACCGACTATTTAAGCAACTTAGGTATTCTCATAAAATGGACAAGATGAAGAAGACCAAAACAGGGTACTCTACAGGAATTGAGAACCTTAAGATCTTGGCAGAAAAGTACGAAGCAGCAGAGTTGTTGGTTGCTTGGCGTACTTGCTCTAAGATGAAAAGCACGTACATCGACCCTTTCTGCGAGCAGGCAGAGAGGTACGGGCGCGTCTTCGATAATTGGTTCCTAACAAGCACCACAGGACGTACCAAGACAAAGAGATTTCAGCTGATCCCTAACGGATTGGGTAAGAACATCAAACACAATACAACAGTCAAGGCCGCGTTCTCAGATCTAAAACTTAGAAAGATGATCAAAGCAGAAGAAGGACACGACCTAGTGGTTGTTGACTTCTCATCCCTAGAGTACCGAACAGCAGCCGTGGCTTCTAACGATCAAAAGCTAATTAACATGTATCAGGCTTACAAATGCTCAGCATGTGGGGAGTCTGGAAAATCAAACAAACCTATATACTGCTGCCCTAAGTGCAATGCGGTAGAGGAGTTTAAGCACGGAGAAGATCTCCACTCTTTTATGAGAGACGTAAGCAACAGGTACGGAGCAGGTATCGACAGAAGCCAAGCCAAAGGCGTTAGTTTCTGTATCGTGTTTGGAGGAGGAGCGTGGAAGCTAAGTCAGATGTTGGGTCTCGATGAGCGCACTTGTGAGAAGATCATGAGAGCTCTTCTCGACGAATTCTCAGGTATCGAAAAATGGCAAAAGGATATGGAAAGAAAAACCAAACAAGGAAACAAAGTAGAAACTAGAGACTTCTTTGGGAGACGGCGACAGATCGACATTCAAGAACGTATTGCAAAAGATCCATACGGTAACGCAAATAACGTAAGAAACAAAGCTAAGAACGAGCTCATTAACTTTGAATGTCAATCACCTGGATGTATTATCTGCCAGATAGCTCTCCGTAAGACCCGTCAAACCCTAAAAGACAAAGGACTATGGAATATGCCAGACGGTAGCAAAGGAGGGAGAATCATATCCATGGTACACGACGAACTAGTCCTGCACGCTCCTAGTGAGATCGCAGAACAAGTACTAGAGGTTACCAAAGACTGTATGGGGAACGCGATTACCTGTGCCGTGCCCTTTAACGTAGAAGGCGATATCGCTAAGACATACGCGGAGGCTAAATAATGTCAGTAGACTTAAAATCTATATGGGAAGATAGTGAAGAGTTCGATTTGCAAGAAGTGCAAACAGTTCTTATGACTGAGTTTAGACCCCATAAGTATAAACATGAGGCAGTACGCCGTAACACTAACTCAGATATTAAATTCAGAGAGTATTTAAAAAGAGAAGGTAAGTCAGACTACAGAGCAGATTTCGCATTGTTAAACCCTCTTTGGTTTGAAGATTACAAAAACTACCCAGACTGGTCTCATCTTGACATCAGAGGGTTAGTATGGGGGTTAGTAGTAGAGTTAGACGGTTCAGGAGGTCGGTTCTCTCACCAAGGAGCAGGAGCCGAACGAGACCGTAAAAAGAATGTAGAGTTTTTACTAGAAGGATTGGTTACTATACGGTTTACAGTCCAGACAGTACGTAACTCTCCGGATTATGTCACTTATGAAATATATAAACTAATTAAGTATTTTGACTTAGATAAAGTAAAATAAGGGAAATAACAAAAATGAATTACATAGATGCTATGTTTAACATGCCTAGAGAAGATGTTAGTCACGAGGTTCTTAGACGAGAGCTAGTAGTTACTTCTAACAAAGGATTCAGAGGATCTATTCTTTCAGAAAAGTGCTATGACGTAGATAAGAAAAAAGGCATGGTGAGAGTTCCTATTCCATGGGCTTTAAAAAAAGGCTTACAGGGAGAGGACAAAACGCCGTACCCACAAGCAGATTGGCCTGAGATAGATCTACAATATAGACACAATCAGAAGGAAGTAGTAGAAAAGACAGTAGAGCATATCCTTAAGAACAGATGCTCTAGAATAAAAGCAGGTACGGGATTCGGAAAGTCCGTTGTAGCTATTGCTATGGCGATGCGGTTAAATACTAACTGCTTAATTGTAGTCCCTACTAACGAGATTCTAGAGCAGTTTAAAGCTACGGCTACTGATATTTTCGGTATCGAACCAGGAGTAATTAAGGGAAAGAAGCAGGAACTAGATAAACTAGTAGTTGTTACTACTTACCAGACACTGTCGGGTAGGTTGAAGAAAGCCCATAATAAATTAGAGACACTAGGATATGAGGACAGCTTCGGATTGTTAGTTATTGACGAAGCGCACCTTTGCGGGTGTGACAGTTTTAGAAGAATCCTACACAGTATTAACAGCCGATATCGACTGTCTGTCTCCGCGGACTTCTATCGCGCAGACAAGCTGGAAGGAGTCTACAGTATTTATCTAGGAGAGATAGCGGCTATAGGTAAGAAGGATAAGACTAAAACCCTAGAGAGGCTATTGTATACGCCTACTTTCACAAAGTCTATAAACCCGATGCAGTGCTTAGATAGGTTAGGGGAGTTCTCTCACGTAGAGTATTTGACCAAACTAGCCGCTAGTCCTGTATACAATAAGCAGCTAGTCTCCGTAATCAAGGAAGTTCTTAAGACAGGAGGACGGAGAATCTTAGTAGGGATGAAAAGAGTAGAACAAGCAACTATCATACAAGAAATGTTAGGAGAAGATATTTGCGGTAAGTTCATGGGCGGAATGAAACCTACTGAGTTAGAAGAAGCAGCCAAGAAGCCAGTGATCTGCTGGACTAAATCTAACCTAGGATTTGATATTTCCAAGTTCTTAGGCGATGAAGAGTCCAAAGCTCTAGACCCTCTCAATACAGTAATTGTCGCATACCCCACTAAGAATAGCTTACAGCTTATCGGGAGAGCAGGTAGAGAATTTAGAGGCAAGCCAACGCTAATTATCCATCCTGTAATCCAGAATGATTTTTATTCTAAGTCGGCGTTCTATAAGAATTACGAAAAGAATTATAAAAATATTAAGAAAATTACTAAAATAACACAATAAAACACAACTATTATGTATCTAAATACGTATAAACTATAGATAAAAGTATCTTTAACAAAAGGAATTACGATGAAAAATGAAGACAGATTAGATGACCATAAAGAAACGTTTCTTCTAATGTTCACTAACAGATTGCGAAATGCTTTAAAAACAGGTAGTTCAGAGGATTTTCAAGCTTTAGAGCAAGGTTTAGAGGCAGCTAAGAGACTAACACTAGGAGAATAAGATAATGGAAAAAGAGATTAAAGCAAAAGTAGTTACCGCATATAAGAAGAGCGGTAAGTTAATCAGCGAAGAAGATAAAACAGAAACACTAGAAGTAGTTAGATTACAGGACGACGCCCCGTATGTAACAGTATCTACAGACAGAAAAGCCACTATTAACTTAGGTAATTATAGCAGCGCATCTGTAGGTGTATTCTGCTCCGCACCTGCTCTCCTCAATGAGGAAGATATGGAAAGAGCATATAAGTTTATCTCTGATTTTTGCGAGAGCAAGGTCAAAGAAGCAGTAGACAACATTACAGGAGGTAACTAGTATGACAAGCAAAGAAGTAGACGCGCTATTTAATAGCCTTAGAAAAGGGATCGGAGACGATCTATTTCTAGGGGCCATCCCTGTGAAAAGATGGGATACAGGTATCTACGCTTTAAACAAAGCAATAGGTGGTGGTATCCCAGCAGGGAGATTCACACTTCTAGTCGGAAAGGAATCTACAGGAAAAAGCACAATTGCAGCCAAGCTAGGCGGGATTGTTAGTTCAATGAACCGAGAAACCGGAGAGATCTGCGAATCTGGCGCTGCTGAGGCATGTAGAGTATTGTACGTAGACGCCGAAGGTACTCTAGATGAAGCATGGTGTGCTCACCACAATTATTACCCTGATGAAGACAACGGCGCCGAGAACGGCAACAGAATTATGTCTACCACAACAGGGAACCAAACAGTAGATGCTGTTACTACAGTCATCAACTCAGGATTATACAGTCTTATTATTGTAGACTCAATCGAAGCACTAGTGCCCTACAAGGACTTGGAGAAATCATCCGAGGATTTTAAAACAGGCACTAAAGCTAAAATGAATAACGAAGCTTTCAGAATCTGGCAGGTAGCTCTAACAGAAGCTAACCACCCTATTCCAGAAGACAAATGGTGGCAGAGAACTACCGTTCTTTGCATTAACCAATTACGAGAAGCAATAAGCACCGTGCCTGCTCCTCCTGTGATTCCAGGAGGTAGAGGTCAGGTACAGGCGGCTTCTATTGTCATTCAGATGAATACTCCTAAATATACCGACGCCAACAAACTAGGAGCATTAGGTACATTTAAAGGAGTAACTAGGAAGAACAAAACATTCCAACCTAAGGTTCCTTTTGAGTATGACATGTTACTAAAAAGTGATGGAGTATTTGAGATCGGAACAGTAGATAATGTTCGCTCTATCATCCAAGATATCCGACGCTTCGGCATCTGGGAGAAGAAAGAAGACGGCCTGTGGCATTTATTCGAATACACCGCAGCTAAACAGTCTGAGTTCGAAGATAAAATGAGAGCAGAACCAGAAGTAGAACTAGATATAATGACTAAAGTTATTCAATATCTAAAGGACAACTAATGGTAAAAAGAAAGATAGGAAGACTCGGAAGTGCTAAAAACGATAAAAAGGTAGCACAAAAGAGAGAGAAGCAGCTAGCTAAGGAGTTAGGCGGTTTTGCAACCCCTAACTCTGGGGCTGTCCCAGGGTTCCCAGGTGACGTGCATCTAAAAAGCTGGCTTCTAGAAGACAAACACACCAGCGACCAGCGATACATCCTAGGACTAATAGAGCTAAACAAAGTAACTAGAGAAGCAGCTAGCGTAGGTGATAGAAAACCAATGATGATGTTTAAGTTCTTTAAAGGAATTAAGATAGGAACCCCATCAGAGATAGCACTAGTCCCTGAGATGTACCTTAGTACTTATTCCTTCTCAAGATTAGATTCTAAGGAAGAAGTAAGAACTAAAACAAAATCTATTACAACAAAATTTATAAACGAAAAGTACGAAGAAGCTCTTTCGCAAGACGTAATTTTCACACATACAATAACCTTCAACAAAGTAGCCAAAGGCGTAGCTACTTGTTGGACGCTTATCCCAAAATACGACCTAGAAAAATTAGGAGCATTTAATGATTAACGATATTAACCCACCCGCTATAGTCCGAGCAATGCATGACGAAAAGACAGCCAGAGAATGGCACGAGCAGGGTTTGGCAGCAGAGATAAAAAGATCTGCAGGGACGCTAGAGCAGGCTGAGTCTTGGTATTACCTAAAAGAAGGAGCCGGTTATCAAGAACTAGGCTACCAATCCATTGCGGAATACGTTTTTAAAGAGTTCGGAAAGAGCGCGGCTACTTGCGATAAGTATATCCAAATCTATCGAGTAATGTGCGTAGACTTGAAAAAAGATATGACAGAACTAGCCACTATCGGTGCTGGTAAGTTGTCCAAAGTAGTAGGTCACGTAGATGAAAACAACGTAGATCAAGTATTATCTGACATTAGAAACATGAGTCAGAAGCAGATTGATGAAAGAATCAAACAGGAAAAACCTATTCAGACTCCCGAAGAATCTGACGATGACAGAGAAGAGCAGAAAACCTTGAGAATGAAAGGCCCTGCTTCTATGGTCGATGTTATTGAGGATGCCACCAGAGCGGCTAAAGGAGAGATCGTAAACATGTCTTCTTTCAAAACTGTAGATGATATTCCAGATCTATACGCTATGAACTACATCATGAGTTGCTTCATGAGTTCTGTGTCCCTAGAAGGAAACCCAGTTAGCTCACTAGAAAACTCTATTGCCAGTCTAGAACAAGCCTACGGCGTTACTATCGACTGGAAGGAAGGAAAGCGTGAGATCAATGTCTAAACTAGATTGGCTTACAGAAGAACAATGGACTAGAGGCGCTGCGGCAATTGACCGAGACGGTTATGACGTTTCACCCTCCAGCATGGACGCTGTCAAGTGGGACTTAACCGGAGCTTTGCAGATCTCCTTCTATTCAGAAGTAGAGCGACAAGAAGCAGAGAACCAGTTTAAGAAAGCCTACTTGCACTTTTTCAAAGACAAACTTAAGGATCAAGATGGCATCTTGCACTCTTATCATAACTCAGAAGGCAAGAAGGTGCAAGTTCTACCTCTATATGAGATGAACGACACTTTGACTTGGGCAGAGGTTAGGAAACTATTACTATACGTAGGATAATATATTATGAACAACATTTACAGAAGCTTCGTAGACTCTAGATGTAAAGAGGGCGAAGATATAAAACAGGAGATGACGCCTGAACAGGCTCACCTCCTACACATGGCAGTTGGCGTGGCCGGAGAAGCCGGAGAGCTCCTAGACGCCATAAAGAAACACACTATCTATCAGAAGCCGTTAGATCTGGAGAATGTAGAAGAGGAACTAGGGGATCTATTATTTTATATGACAGGAATAATGAATACCTTAGATGTTCCCAACTTAGATTACTTAACAAATAAGAATACTCAAAAGTTGACAAAACGATATTCAACAGGACAGTACTCAAACGAACAAGCTCAAGATAGAGCAGATAAGGAAGGCTAATAATGGGCAAAATAGAAAGCTCTAAATGGTTTCAAGCAGCTAAGCAAGAAAAGACAAAGGTTAAAAGAGCAGAAATCCCGGCCTCATACTTACAGAGATTGCTTAATTATAATAATGTAGAAGATACCAGAAGGTATGCTAGGTCACTCCATTGCGGGGTGATCGGGAGTTTAGACTCAGAGCAAGCTTTTTACGACGCTCTTGTTAATTTTTGGGAACCACAGTATAGTGAATTAGATTATAAGAAAGATTTCTACCTAAATATAGGCACAATGCTAGGTGAGATGTTCGCAGAACGGCTACATAGAGTCCCAGGGTTGACTACTTGTATTAGTAAAGATTATAAAGAGGAGAGAATTCAAAACGACGAATTCGGATATGCTGGTTATATTGACTTTATAATGGATGTTAACACAGTAAAACATTATGGGAAAAAGACAACACCAGAAGACCTACCAGAAGTAAAAGACCTAAGAGTCTTCGAGATGAAGACAACAGGAGAAAGAAACTACAATAAATGGGTAGACTCTAGTGAGTTGTCTTTTAAGTACAGGTGTCAGCTAAGTCTGTATATCCAAGATCAGTTAGAAAAAGGAGTAGTCGAGACGGAAAACGGCTTCTTTATCTTACAAAGCAGAGACGACCCTAACAAACATAGAGTCATGCCGTACACCATGGAGAGCAAGGTAATATCCAAGGCACAAGAAGTTTGCACTAAATTTTGGGATCACGTAGTAGCTAGAACGCTCCCAAGCGGAGATGATATTAAACCCGTAGAAGGGTTCTGTATTTCTAAAGCAATTGACAAATGCAATGAAAAGGGCAGAGAATGGCCTAAATATTTTGGATGGACTCAAAAAGATTTTATTAAGTAATTTACGTAATATAGCTGTTTTCTGTGAACTCAGCTATATTTTTTTATATTCAAACCTTGACTACTCCTCAGACACTGTATATAATAAAAGTGACAGGAAAGGAAAAACAATGAGTAGGAAATTAACAATCCCAATCCAGCATTTAGATTTATTTTCATCTATTTTAAAGAAGATGGGATGCGATACTTTCACAGAAAATGATAATAAGTACTCGCCAGACTTTTCTTTTTCAATAGGAGACGACAGATTTTGGGGTTACAAGAGAAGTTTTTTAATAGAGTTTAACGGAGATGACGACAATACTCTGCAAGCTATTAATGAGCAATACGAGTACGTCGTAGCACAATTAACAAAAGAACAGGAGAAACAAGATTAATATCAATCAAATCGAAGAACTATTACAACAACGTACTACTTTTGAAGAAGGTCAGATCTTAATGTACTTAGCTGACCGCCTAGGTTTTGACTTATATCAGAACAAAAAACCGGCAGGCTATTATTACGATCAAACTGGAGAGTACTTTTTTAGAAAGGATCCAAACTATGCCTAAAGAAGAAAAGATGAAAGTCAAAGGGACAGTGGTAGGGCAGGAGAGGAACTATTTTCTAGTCCAACCAGAGGAGCTAAATGACGTTATCCAGTGCACGATTGCAGGTAAGCTACGAAAGTTTAATATTACTATCACTCTAGGGGACATAGTAGAGATTGAACTGTCTGCATACGACCTCACAAAAGCAAGAATTACAAAAAGAATGTAAATAGTTACAAGGAATAATATTATGATTGTTGAACAAGGCGATTACTTTGTCATTAACGAGAAACCTTTTATCACATCAGACCCAGACGGCACTCTGCGGCAGCACAGACCAGAGTTCGAAGGCATGGTGTTCTTTGCACTGGAAGTCTCTTATCCTATGGTTTTAGCGGAAGTAGTAGAGCGCTCAAAAGATAAGGAAGCTAAGCCGTTGGTAATGTCTTTGGATTCTAATTCGTTCTTAGAGAAGAACGAGGAAACAGGAACATCTACAAGCTCGCTAGTAGTAGTATCTCAGGCCTACGGAGATTGTTTCAGGAACAGCAGGAAGCTAGATATCTCATCAGCTTTAGATTTCGGACTAAGCAAAGAAGAAATAGACCTGCTAAATTTAGATGATAATGAAGATACAAAAGACGACCTTGACGATTTGGAGTTTTAATAAATATGATTACACTACAAGAAGCATACGACCAGAACGAGACAAAAGTAAGAGCAATTGTTCAAAGCAAAGTTTCTAACTTTCATGATGGAGAGCAGATTATTCAAGAAGTATGGCAACGAGTGTGTCTAGGTTTTAAAAGCTATGATCAAAAGCGACCTTTCGATAGCTGGGCTTTTAGGTTTTGCGCTAACGCCATTTCCGACTTTTACAGAAAAGCCTACACCACTAGAGAAATCTCTATGTCCTCCCTAGTAAGCGCAGATACTCCCGAAGATGACACGTACAGCGAAACCGTAGAGGATGTTTTACTGTATGAGCAGAGTCCAAATAAACAAACAACAGCAGTAGAGGATCTAATCACACAGGAACGTAAGTTAAAAATCCACAAAGCTATTAGCTTACTACCCGAGTCTGTCCGATACTGTATCGACAGTTACTACATCTACGGCAACAAAGTTAAAGAAATCGCAGAAGAGTTAGATCTGCCTGTTAACACAATCAAGAGCAGACTACGTATCGGACGAGAGAGATTAGCATATCTCCTACAAGAGGAGGGTACCGATGCTTAGTTGTATTTGCGGAGGATCAGCAGAGGTGCTAGGGTTAGTGATAGCATCAGGCATCTTAACCTACTCAATTACGTCAGCTAAAAAGTGCTATATTTGCGCAGAAAGAAGTTTAAAATGGATAAAAAGCAAAACAAAACCATAAACGGACTAAAGAATTTTTCTATAACAGACTATGATAGCAACTGCCCTGTGGATAAGCTATTTATAAATCAAGAGCTTTTACGTGTACAATATAGTGCTAAATCTAGCAAACTAAAGAGAGCCAGATCAAAAGGTGACAGAGAGCGGCTGACTAAAGAGATAGATGAGATTAAAGAACTAGCACGTATAAATGCAGAAAACATTCAAAAAGAAATAGAAAACAAAAATAAACTAAAACTAACTGAGCAAGAGGCTTTAATAGACGAAGAAGTAAACAGGATGATAAAAGAACGCCAATTAAAGCCTAAGAAAAGAAAATGAGGCAGTAAATAACTGCTTGAGTTCAAGCAACAGAAAATAAATTAACTAAACTAGGAGATTAAAAATGACAAGATTTGACAGAACATACGACGTATCAAACAACGGAAAAGGCCAATCACAACCAATCCGCCGCCCCAACAACCGCCCAACCCACCTTATCTACGATGAAGTACGCGGAACATGGGTAGATCCTAATCCAGATGAGCATCACGTATCTGCTGGGATGGACATTGTCTCGGAAGCAGAAGCGGCTCAAGAAGCTGAATTAACACAAGAACCAGCTGTAGTAACCCCAGAGCCCGTAGTAGAGCCAGAGACCGTCACAGAGGACGATACAGCCATCGTAGAGGCAGCCGAAGAGGCACAGGCAGAAGAACTAGCCGAAACCCCTGAAGTAGTCTCAGAAGACCCTGTAGAGCCTGTAGAAGAGCCCGCAGAAGCTCCTGTAGACAATGCAGTCGGCGGAAACCCAGACGCAGTATAATACTATTATAGCGAAGCGAGCCGCCTTACCTCGGCTCCGCTTGCTATTTTTTTTCCACACACCTACAGGCAAGCTACGACAGCACGCTACGACAGCAAGCTACGACGGCCTGCAACACAAATAACCGACAGGAGATCCCGACAATGAACCAATGGCAAGATATCGCCACTGCCCCAAAAGTCGCAACTGCAGAAAGCCCTTATTTTATACTGGGTACAGACGGAACTACCCAAAGGGTAATTTGGTGGTACGCGGACTATCCTTATAATCAAGGGGAGTGGGTTTACGGAGAGTATGCAGACTGTGGTTGTTGCTATTCGGATTTTCTTACGTATGATCCTACTCACTGGATGCCGCTTCCACTCTTACCTAATAAAGAAAAAGGATAATTTCAATGATTAAAGAGGTGAATAATATGCAAGTTTATGTTGTTATGGAAGTTTTTGTCAACAATGTTACCGAACCTCCCACTATTGTTGGGGTTTTTAGCGACAAAGACCGAGCTGAGAGGTTGGCGGCTGCCGGCTACTTTTACATGATGGAAGAGGTTACCCTTGATTGCGAGAAATTCTTTTCTAGATTGCAAGGGTTGCCTGAAAAGAACTAGATGAAAGGTAATTAAAAACAATATATTATTTAAGAAAAAGGAATAAAATAATGAACAGAAGAGGATTTATAGGAACAATCGCAGCTCTCACGGCTCTGGCAAACTCCAAACCAGAACCAGTGAGCCCTAGTTACGAGATGAAAAGAAGCTTACTCATACCTGACCCGTCAGTTACTAACAACCCCATCGGTAATGAAGAATGTAGACGATGGGATTCTATTTACATTGCAGATGGTCCTTATGACGGCTTGCTGAAACACAAAGAAAGGTAGGTTCCTAATGTTTGTTATAGAGTACGAGTGCGGCTGGACTGGAAGAGACATGACCAAACTGTGTTATGAAGACACACTAGAAGAAGCGATAAAGAACATAGATAACGAAGATACCTGTGTAGGTCGGCTACAGTCTGTAGTAGAGGTAGAGAGAGTAGATAAAGTAGAAGACTGTGTAGACCCTTGCGCTCTAATGATATTGTGCGATTTGGAAATTAACACAGAAGGAAGCGAATATTTTAATAACCCTGATCTATATATGAAAACGTTAGAAACCAAAGGATGGCTCCTAGACGGCCAACCTGATCATAAAAGAGCAGATAAAGAGGTTAATGCGTTCTTACAAAAGAAAGCGCCAAAAGTAAAAATAAACGAGTAGACTAAGCGCATCTTTACCTAATAAAATAAAAAGGCAGAATATGAACAGTGACGAAAAACAAAAGGAATACAAAAGAAGACGCAGACATTTATGGAGTCGCTGGAGTCAATCAGAGGCTGAAGAGTTTATCAAAGATCTTTCCGAAAAGCTAAAACCAAAATATCACGTAGGCTTGTTCGGATCTTCCTTGATTTTCGAAGAGAAGCATGAAACAAAAGGTGATTTGGATATTCTTATCATCCCGCACAACAGCAACGAGCATAATATCGAAGACATTCACAAGATTCTGATGGAAGAAGTGGGTCTTTACAACATGTCAACAGCTATAAGTGTACGCAGGGCTTGGCAGAAATTTGGTAGCAACGACAAGAAGGTCTGCGAAGTGTGGGCTTTGAATGACAGCCCTTATTACCCCAAAAAGGTGGATATTTTTTACCCCTATGCGGATATTGAAAAATTAGGAACTGTTAATTAAATTAAAAAATAATTTCAAATAATGAATAAAACAGAAAAGAAACTTTTACAAAAAGGAGAAGAAAAATGTCCGGACCTAATTACGGAATGTCAGAAGATCTAAAAAACGCCCTCAAATTCGGGCTAATGAAGTATCATCCATATTGCAGCGATAAATTTTATTCGCTAATGGAAGAGGCAAGAAGAGTAAACCCCTTAGAAGATATGTCGGAAGAGGAACGAGAAGTGTTCAACACCACCGATATTGGTTACAAGGGTGTCTATGATGCGGAAGGTAAAACGCAAATTGTCTATCTAGACCTCCCGATCTCAGATATGGAAAAGAACGTCAATGAACAAGACATGTTCGATACTCCAGAAGAAGCAGAAGCCCGCGCACAAGAGTTGGGCGGTAGCGGATACCACGTACATGCAAATGACGACGGCAGCGTGTTCTATATGCCATTTTCTAGCATGGAAGAGTACGCCGCGGCGCGAGAGATGGTCGAGTACCAATACGAAGATCATGATGATGAGTACTATAAAGGGCATCATTATGAAGAAAAAGCAGTTTCGGCGAAGGTAGAGGCAGCGTTGGAAAAAAAAGTAAAGGAACATAATGAAAAGGTTGGCGATGTTAAGTCTAAGCGCACCACCCTTAGAGCATTAAAAGCTGTATTTAAGAGAGGTGTAGGCGCTTACAACACGAACCCAGGAAGTGTTAGGCCTCATATTCGATCAGCAGATGAATGGGCCTACGCTCGCGTAAAAAGTTTTCTCTACGTATTGCGCAATGGACGTTTCCGTAGCGGAAAACACGACACGGATCTCTTACCTGATAGCCATCCCAAAAGCTCAAAAAGCATGGAAGAGAAAGCCGTGTATCAGGGACAAGACGTTCCTCTCGGTAAGCCTAGCAAGGGCGATGTAAAAAAATTCAAAGTCTACGTAATGAACCCCGCCACAAATAAGGTGATTAAGGTGAACTTTGGTCTTAGCGTAGACCGAGACAAGTTGGAAGACCCTGCACGTCGTAAGGCGTTTGCCGACCGTCATGGTTGTGAGCAAGCCAATGACAAGACCACGCCTAAGTATTGGGCCTGTCGGACTCCAAACTTTTATCACCGTATTTTCGGTGGATCTAAGATTAATGCTCGATGGTGGTAGTTTCTACTGAACCCTTTTAGAGTATGACCCGTATAAGTAGTAGCCAGCAATTGGCTGCTACTTTTTTTATGAAACTAGATAAGGAATAGATAAATGACATATAACACTACAGCAGAGCAGCAACAAGACTACGTAAACGACATAATATCAATGTATGATAAGGTTGTTAGAATACACGGAATTTCAAGCCCCCAGGCCTGTAGCCTAGCCGAGGTAGTTCGAGAAGAACAAAATAGACTAGCTAAGCTAACCGATCAGAGTGAGTAAAATGGGATTAAAACTATTTAAATATAAGATTACATGGTTTATAAAAGGCGGATTAAGATGGATAGGAATCAGTACATAAAGGATTTAAAGCTAGAAAATGCGGAACTTAGAGACTTAGTAAGTCAGGTTTCTGAATCTACTAATAATGTAGGCCTTCTAAGGGATCATAACGTAAATTTATATCAGTTTTTAAGAGCGAGTTTAAGTAATATTGATGATAATCCTAATCTTAAGAAGAAAGTAAGGAAAACACTATGGACTTAATTATTAAAAGCTGCGAATCTTGGCACTGTCACAATAAGCCAGTCTTTGGTTATACTTTTAGAACTACCTGCGGTAAGGTCTTTGTAGCTGACCCTACTAATACAGGGGCTTATATGATGAGTGGTAAGAGGTTTTCTAACATAAAAGAATGCGAAAATTATATAAAGAAAGAGATCAATAATGACTAAGAAATGGGATACATGCTACCTAGATTGGGATGGTGTAATCTGGGATTTCATGACGGCGTTCTGCGAATGGCTTGGTTACGAAGTCCCTGAAGCTTGCAAATGGGAGTTCTACGAAGAGTTAAGTATGACTAAAACATACTTCGAAGAAATACTCGCTGGACTACCGCAAGAGTTCTGG